TTGTTCTGCTTGATTTAATCTATCCGAAGTTTGAGAGAATAGTCTGTGTGTTCATGTATTTCGTCAAGGACTTAGAGCACATAAACCGCTGGATAAACTGGACTAAAGCCAAATATCCAAAGATTGAGTTTGTACAAGTGCCTCATTGGAATCTTACCTACATTCTTAGAGGTGGTATGTACTGCGTACCTAATCCGAAAGTAAAGTTGCTGAAACTTGCTGATGTGGTAAAAGCTATGCAGCTTGCTCATGGTGTTTATTACACATTCTTGGGTATGAAAAAGGCTGATGGAATGAATAGGCGTTTGATGCTGAAAGGCTATGAGGCAAATAGTTACGAGAATAACGGTATGGTTTATCCTTTGGCTGACTGGACACAGAAAGATATTCTCGCTTATATGCGGCAACATAATTTGCCTGAACCGATTAGATATTCGTTGAAAGCAAGTTCAGGAGTTGGCTTCAACCTCGATTGTATGCTTTGGATGGAGAAGAATTACCCACAGGACTTACAGAGAATTTATAGAGTGTTTCCAATGGCTGAAAGAGTGCTTTGGGAGTATTATAATAAACAAAATTGATAGGAGAATAGCTGAGTCAGAAACAGAAGAAGGGGAAAGATGAAAAGTGCTGCCGATATTGGAGTACAAACAAATCGTTTGACTCGTGCGGCAGAAGGGAATCCTGCAAGACAAGCAAGGATTAATAGTATTGGCGGTGCCATGTATCGTAATTTGAGCAGGTTGAACACTGCAAATAACCGAAGTGTGTTTCAACAGTATTCAAGAGCTGTGCGTCAAGGTAGAGGATTGGGCTTAAGTAATGGTTAATATGGAATTATCAAAATATATCAAAAGTGAATCGGTAGAACTTAACCGTTCTACCATCCATTTTGCGGATTATAATCCCCGGAAACTTTCGGATGAATCTCGCAAAACATTAAAGCGTGGTATCAAGAAATTTGGATTAGTCGGGGGAATAGTCGTAAACAAGCGTACGGGGCTGACCGTGGTTAGCGGACACCAACGTTTATCTGTCATGGATGAATTACAGAAGTTCCCCGATAACGACTACCGTATTCGTGTCGATGTCATTGATGTGAATGAAAAGCAGGAAAAGGAGTTGAACATTCTAATGAACAACCCGAATGCACAAGGTACGTGGGATTTTGATGCACTTGCTCGGATTGTTCCTGATATTGACTGGAAAGATGCAGGTCTGACCGATGCAGACTTAAACATGATTGGTGTTGACTACCTTCTACAAACAGAAGAAGAAAACTCCATCGCAGACGCTCTGTCTAACATGATGGAACCAGTAATCGAACAGAAAGAAGCCGATAAGGCCGCTAAGCAGTTGGAACGTGCTGAGAAGGTTGCCCACATGAAAGAAGTCAAGCAACAGGTAAAGGAGAATGCGCAGAAGCAAGCCGAGAATATGGATGCTTATGTGATGTTATCCTTTGATACCTATGAAGCTAAAGCCGCTTTCTGTGAGAGATTCGGTTATGATCCGGATATGAAATTTATAAAAGGAGAAGTGTTTGATGAACAAGTAGAACGGGTAGATTAATATGAGCAATAGTGAATCTCAAAACCAAAAAGGTCGTGGAGGAAGAAAGCCTAAATTTGACTATACAAGTGAGGACTTTCTTTCTCTTGTAGAGTCGTATGCCAAAAAGGGATTCACTGATAAGGAAATTGCTCATGCCGTTGGGTTATGTCCTCAAACTTTTTGTGAGAAGAAAGGTGAGTACCCCGAATTGAACGAAGTATTATCGCGTGCGCGTTGCGCTATAAACGCTCTTGTACGTGCTAAGTTCCTTGCTATGGCTCTTGGTGGTATTAAGACTAAGAACACCACTATCAGAAAAATTAAGGACAGAGAGGGCAACCTGACGGGTGAGGAAGAAGTTCAAATCGTAGAAGGTGAACTGGCTCCAAGTTTGCAAGCGCAGTCTGTTTGGTTATATCATTACGATGAAGACTGGAGAAAAGTTGAACGCAAGCAGGATGAAGATGCCGACATCCCAACCGACATAGATCATGGTATTAGTATTGATTCCTGGATTAAAGACAAGCTGAAATGATCGAACCCCAAGAAATATATCATCCGTTGTATGAGGATAAGGAGAAATTTATAATTCTTATCACCGGTGGGCGTGGTTCGGGAAAATCTTTCAACGCTTCCACTTTCATTGAGCGGTTGACCTTTGAAATGACGGAAGCCCAGAAGATTGTTCATCAGATACTATACACCCGTTACACTATGGTTTCCGCTGGCATGTCTATTATTCCCGAAATGATGGAGAAGATAGACCTCGATGGAACTACTAAGTATTTCAAGACTACCAAGACGGATATAGTCAATAAAATGACTAAGAGCCGTATCATGTTCCGAGGTATCAAGACTTCATCTGGTAATCAGACGGCAAAATTGAAGTCTATTCAAGGTATCACTACTTTTGTCTGCGATGAAGCGGAAGAGTGGACGAATGAGGAAGAGTTCGACAAGATAATGCTCTCCATTCGTAAGAAAGGGATTCAGAACCGGATTATCATCATAATGAATCCTTGTGATTCCAATCACTTCATTTACAAAAAGTATATTGAGAATACTCACAAGCTGGTAGAGATTGACGGAGTTCAGGTTCAAATCTCCACTCATCCTAATGTACTTCATATCCATACGACATATCTTGATAACTTGGAGAACCTTTCTCCTGAGTTCCTTAAAGAGGTAGAGGACATGAAGGAGAATAACCCGGAGAAATATGCTCATGTGGTTATCGGTCGTTGGGCTGATGTGGCGGAAGGTGCCGTATTCAAGAAGTGGGGTATTGTGAAAGAGTTCCCACAGGAATGCAAAAAGGTAGGAATAGGGCAGGACTTCGGATTTACTAATGATCCTTCCGCTGCTGTAAGATGTGGCATCATTGATAACCGTTTGTATGTTGATGAACTTTTCTATGAAACGGATATGCTTTCGTCGGCTATTGCCAACAGGTTAAAGCCTTTCTCTATGAAAGTTTTTGCCGATTCGCAAGACCCTCGATTGATTCAAGAGATAAAGAACAGAGGCGTGAATATCTATCCGGTAGATAAGTTTCCCGGCTCAATCAAAGCGGGTATTGATAAGATTAAAGACATGGAGTTCTTTGTAACAGAACGCTCTTACAATCTTATTACTGAACTTCGGAAATATGTTTGGGACAAAGATAAGGATGGAAACTACATCAATGAGCCAGTAGATGAATATAATCATTTGATGGATGCCATTAGATATTATGTATTGGGTTGTTTGCTTGGACGCATTTTGAAGCCGAAAGATTTAACAGGAATATTCACGCATTAAAAATATAAACTATGCTATTGAGTTTAGATGAAATATTAGCATTACCCGATATCGGACAGAAAATAAGCTATTTAAAGAAGGGGCGGAAAACCGAACTTCCAGACCGTTGTAAACTTTGGGATGATTGGAATCCTGAACGCCATGAAATCATGGTTGACAAAGAGAAGTACCCGGATAGAAAAGTTCTTGAAAAGGAAGCGGAAAAGGTCTTCGATGAAAAGACAGGAAAGACCTACGAAATCGAAGCGAAATACAAGACCGAACCAGTGAACCGTATCTCCATTCCTTTGGAGCAGGATATAGTGAACATTCAAACGGCTTTTACTGTCGGCACCGAGCCGTCAATGGATTGCACTCCAACAGATGATGACGAAAAGAAACTGTTGGATGCGGTCAAAGCTGTATTCAAATCCAACAAAATCAAGTACCAGAACAAAAAGATTGTCCGTTCTTGGCTTTCCGAACTGGAAGTTGCAGAATATTGGTATGTTACCGATGATGATTCGTTTTGGGCTAAGTTCTGGAAAAAGGTAAAGACTACCTTCGGAGGAAAGGTAAAACCTACCAAGAAGCTGAAAAGCGTATTATGGTCTCCGTTCCGTGGGGATAAGCTTTATCCGTTCTTCAATGATGAAGGTAAGATGATTGCTTTCTCACGTGAGTACAAGAAGAAGCTCATGGATGATTCGGAGATAACTTGCTTTATGACTATCACTGATAAGATGGTCTATCAGTGGGATTTGGCTAAGGGGTATGAGGAAAGAACTTCATTTGCTCATGGCTTCTCTAAGTTACCGGTTCTCTACGCTTATCGTCCTGAACCTTATTGCAAGAAGATAAAGACCTTCCGGGTCCGGTTGGAAAAACTGTTATCTAATTACGCAGACTGTATAGACTACCATTTCTTCCCATTGCTAAAATTAGTCGGTGATGTGGAAGGCTTTGTCGGGAAGAATAAAGACAAAATCGTGAAGCTTACCGGGCAGGGTGCAGATGCTCAATATTTGACGTGGAACCAAGTCCCAGAAACAATACGTTTTGAAGCCGAAACACTTACGAACAACGCTTATGATATGTCCAATACTCCAAGAATATCCTTTGAGACATTGAAGGGTGTAGGCAAAGCATCAGGAACCGCTTTCCGTTTCATGTTCATGGGTGCCCATATGAGCGTAAGTAATCATGCGGAAGTGATAGGTGAGTTTTTACAGCGAAGGGTTAATTTCCTTGTTTCTGCTTTAGGCTCTATCAATCCAACCGAGTTTAGCAAGGCATCGCAGACCATTGACATAGAAACAGAACTGGTTCCATATATGATTGATGATTTGAACGACAAGGTGACTACTGCTGTCTCCGCTGTCAGTGGTGGTGTATGGTCAAGGCGTGAGGGCATTATGTTTGCTGGGAACGCGGATCGCATTGATGAAGAGCTGAAGGAAATCGAAGAGGAACAGGCGGCAAAGAATGAAGGTGTAAGAAAAATGGAACAAAAAAATGCTCCTTAGTCAGAAAAATTGCGGGGGTTATAATTTGAATATATGAAAAATAGAACATTTAGCGGTAATTCTTCGCAGTTGCCACTATTTTTAATTTATAGTAAAATAATGAATAAATAATTTGATAGTATTCATATTATTACTATATTTGTATTGTAATTAAGTCCAAAGCGTTATGAGTTACAAATCAGTTAAAGACGTTGTAACTATGTTGCAAGAAAACGGTTTTGTTCTAAAGAGTCAGAAAGGTAGCCACATGAAATTTGAAAAAGACGGCAAAGTGGTTATTGTACCGAATCATAACAGCAAAGGCGTTGAGAAAGGCACTTATTACAGCATTTTGAGACAAGCGGGGCTAAAGTAGCCCCCTTGTTCTCTTAATTAAAAAAGGAGGTAATATGAAAACAGTAGAAGTTATTGTAGAACACGCAGGAAAGAACTTGAGTGCTTATATCGAAGGTGCTCCCGTTATTACAGTCGGTAATGACATGAAGGAGTTGGAGGATAATATGAAGGAGGCGATCGAGTTATATTTGGAAGATAACGATAGTCCCTGCGAAGTGTTATCTGGGGAGTTTGAGTTGAAGTTTAAGATTGATGCTGCTACATTTATCAACTATTACAGTAATATCTTTACTAAGGCTGCATTGAGCCGTATTACAGGAATAAACGAACGCCAGTTGTGGCATTATGCTGCCGGAGTTCACAAACCTCGCAGGCAGCAGTTAGAGAAAATTCAGAGGGGCATTCAGTCTTTAACGAAGGAGTTAGCAGCAATAAACTTATTATAGCATGGTAGATGTTAGAGAATTGAAAATTGGTAATTATGTCTATTTACAGAATAACAAAACTCCATATAAGATAACAGAAATAGGATATAGTGAGATTGAATATCCAAGATACGAAGCGAGTAGAATATCATCAGGAGCGGTATTTCGTACCTATATAGAGAACCTTAATCCTATTCCTCTCACAGAGGCACTATTGTTGAAATGTGGATTTGAGAGGAAACATTTTGGTAGTGCTACGATTTTTTGTCATCTATCGATTGAACTTGATGTATATTTTTGTTTGAAAGGAGTTGATTACAATATACCAGTTAGGTCGCTTCATCAATTTCAGAATTTATATTTCGACTTAATAGGCAAAGAACTTCAAGTAAATATTTAAATATGGAAGAATTGATAAAGAAGTTTATTGGCTTCTTTGAAAGTGATAGGATTTCTGTATCTCGAAAGATTGCCATTCCACTATTGCTGGTGTTGGTAGTTTTAGCATTAGACAATATCTTGGGAATTTCATATTATTGGATAAATAAAATAGAAATTGATTATATAGTAAAAGTTGAAGAAGCAAAAGCTGTATGTGAATCAGACTCTATTATTTTGTCTCATCTTGATGATAAAATAGAGAAGGCTATCAATAGAAAAAATGTATTCCAGTGGTTTGCTTCGTTATTTGAGAATGCAAATGTAGAAAAGAATGCAGAAGTAAATATTACAAATTCAGATGGTAATGTATTTTCTGTGATAGGAAAATGGTTTCCTGAAGTTGAGAGAAATCAAATGTGGCACACTGTAACGTCATCTCTTCTATGGGTTATTCTATTGGCAATACTATTGTTATTTTTAATATTTGCTCCTTTTGTTATTGAAAAAGATAAGGTAGCCACTATTATTGGGGTTATATTCGGACTTGGGATTCTGGCTTTTTTTATTTGGATAACTCAATGGATTTTTGGTTTAATTCCAGTTATATTAAATCGAGCATATATAAATTATGTTCTGCAATTAGGATTAAATCTTGTGCCAATAGTGGCTTTAACTATTGGGTCTATTAAGGAGGCAAAGAGGAAAAAGTTATCATAGTACATGTAGGGATTTTAAATTCAAAAGAAAGGCGTGATTCATTCGGTTTCACGCCTTTTTTTATACCATTTTACGACAATCGTTTTATTGTCGTGTATCACCTATCTGATAATTTTTCATCTTCTTTATAAATAACGAAATTTACCGTAGAAATTTATAAATCAAATTCATACGGTATGACAATCTTAGAACAAATCTTGGCAGGACTGCAACAGAAATTCACTGGGGTGGACACTGCTATTCTTACCCGAATTGCCACTAAAAAGGCAGAGGGTGTAACGGACGAGACAAAGGTAAACTCCATTGTTGAGGGTATCAGTTTTTCGGACGTGTTAAATTCCTATGGCGATTTCCGCGCCGGGGATGCTACCCGTACTTCTGTATTGAACTACGAGAAAAGGCATAACCTTAAAGACGGTAAGCCAATTGAGAACCCTAATCCCAATCCTAACCCTAATCCGAAGCCGGAAGATAAGACGGACGACATGGCGGCTATTATTGCTAACGCAGTGAGTGCAGCCGTTAAACCTCTTTCTGATAAGCTCGCTCAATTCGAGACAGAGAAGTTACAAGCTACCCGGCAGGAGCAGATTATGGCAAAGGCAAAGGAGTATGGTATTCCCGAAAACTACGCCAAGAGGTGCGCCATCAAAGACGATGAGGACTTGGATACTTATTTCAAGGACTTGAAACAGGAGTTCGCAAATGACGGCTTCAAAGGCGTAACCCCTCCCGAATCAGCGGAAGCGAAGATTGAGAAAGAAGCTGAATCTATCGCCAAGATGATTGACGAGGGAACGAATGCTATTGTTGAACAAAACAAGAATTAATTATGTCAGCAGGATTTAAGTATGACTTGGTTCCGCCTGTTGAGCAAGAGGAACGTTACGATGTCCAGACAGGCATCCGTAGACGTGGCCCGTTCAAGCTCGACACGCAGAACCTTGTAGTGGGAAGTTTTCTTCCTGGATTTACACCGATTTGTGCGGACTTGAAAAACAAGTTCGCTTATGCGGTAATCAATGTGGAAGTAGTGGAAGCATACGCAACCGGTGATACTGCATTGTCCATTAAGGTAGCCAAGAACTCTTTGGCATACACGGGTATGTTCATCGGAAGCGGTACGAAAGGTGCGGAAGTAACAGCTATTGACAAGACCAACAAAGTGTATGATGTATTGACTATCAAGGCTGCTTTTGGTGAGGACATAGCCAGAGATGCGGTACTCTTTGAGGCGGTTGCGGTTGATGGCTTGAAGCAGAAGTACGTGGCAAATTCGGCTCTGTACAACCGGACAAAGGTGGAGGATGGAATCACTTTGGTTTCATTGCTTCGTACAGCCGCAGAGATTGAGTCTTCAAAATTGGTTATGCCGTTCTCTGAGAATGATAAAGCCAACATGAAGGGATGGTTTGAATTTAATGAGTAAGGAGGTAGGATATGTTTTTAACGATTCAAACATTATTCGATGACGCGAACATTGTTTCCGCTATCATCAGACGTGTGAACCAGACACGTAAGGACACAATCTATTGGCAGCAGTATCTTACTTTCCGTAGAGTAACTACTCGTGTGTTCAAAGATTATATCGGTTCTGTAACTGGGGTAATGGCTGGTTCTATCAACTCACGTTTTGGAGAGAAACCTATTCGTGAACGTAGGAATATCGGTTCTGGCTATGGCGAGATTGCCTATTTGGGCGATGCTTATCAGATGTCTATTGACCGCCTTTCTGAATTGCAGGATTTGATTGACAAGTTCAATGCGGCTAAACCGGCAGACCAAAAGGCCGCAATGGAAGAGATTGTAAGCTTTCTGGCAGATGATTACCGTCAGATTACCCTTGCCGCCCACAAGCGTATGGATATTATTATCGGTGCGCTGTTGATGCTTGGTGAAGCCACAGTTTACAACAAGGATGCCGCAATTACTTCCGGTCAGACCAATAATAAACTGCTGGAGATTGCCCTTCCGTTCAACTTTATCAAGCCGACAAGTGGAGATGTGGTTGTGGACGGAAAGAATATGTTTATCTCTTATTTGAGAGAGAAGCTTCATTCTTTAACTCCGGATTTTGGCGTTTATGCCAAAATGATTATGACTCGTGCATCTTTCAACAAGCTTATTCTTGGTTCATCCGAATTTGGTGAACAGTATAAGATGATTCTTGGTACTAATGAAATGAAATTGAGTACGGGGTTGGTTTCCTCTTCTTTGGCTTCCGAAGTGTTCACCGGTATCGGTTTGCCACGTATCGAAATCAAGGAAGACTATGTGAAAGACCAGACAGGAAAGAACGTGCAGATTTACGCAGACAACCGCATTACTCTGTTGCCTTCTGACCAAATCGGTTATATGCGCCATCATACCCCATATGAAGCGACAGACCCAGTACAAGGGCGTACTTATATCCCATCAGAAGGTCAGATGCTTATCTCTAACTACCGTGATAAGAACGGTCGCTACATGGAATATACAGCAGAGTGGATTCCGCAGATTACTAACCCGGACTTGATTACCAATTTCGACTTGAGCGAGATTGCTTCAATTCAATCAGCATAAGGAGTGGCTATGAAAGTAAAGGTTATATCTGTTTTCAGAGACAAGCTCACCGGGAAGTACTATACTCCCGGCGAGATGATTGAAGTTGCTGAAGAATCCCGTGTGTTGGATATGGAGAGCCGTAAACTCGCTGAACGGGTTGAGGTGAAACTTCCCGAAGTGAAAGCACCTGAAGAAAAGAAGGAGGTGAAAATCTCCCTCTTTGAGAAGGAGTTTGAGAAGAAGACTTTGATTGATGCTTTAAAGTCTATCGGCGTGCAGGCTTCCGGTAACATGAAAGAGGAAACTCTTTTGGCTAAGGTCTCAGAACTGGATGAAGAATCAATTGCCAAACTGAAAGAAGCATTAGGTATCGAGTAAAAGGATAGGGTAGTGCTTCTACCCTTCCATTGTCTAATTTTATAAATCAGAAAAGAAATGAAGAATTTTATTTTTG